TCCACCTGTAACAATACCAACACTATCAATTATTCCAGGTGCAGTTGCAGTAACAGTTGCGGTTTGATTTAATTTATTTGGAACATAGAAATAAGAATATTCTAAATCATCTTCAATAACATTTAGAGGTTGAGTGTTTCTACGCCAATCATTAGAGATGTCAAAGGAATCATAATTTGATTGTGGATTGAAGTTAAAATTATCAACAACACCTTTATAATTGTTACCGATTACATATGGGAAAACTGGTTTACGGTTCTTTTCAAAAATTCCAGATGATTCTGCAAACTTATCATTGATTGTAGTAAAGTATGCATATGTTCCATTTGGAAATTCTGGAGTTACACAGAATCTTCCATTATTTTCATCAAGAACACTATCATCAGAAACTTCATTGTGCGTATAATCTTCAACAAAGAATCCTTCTGGGAAAATAGAAGTTGGTGGTCTATTATCTTTAAGATCAATAGAATATCCAGATCTCATTTGGGTGACCGAACCACCACTTATCTTTGAAAATCCATATGGACCATATATTGGGTGACCGTCATAAGCAAATCCTAAAATAGGAGAGTGTCTTGTAGATGGAACTTCAATACTATTAACTTTTTTTAAATCTTTCTCACCATATAAGATATTGCCATTTTGATCAGTGACAAAAACAGTTTCTCTAAGTTTTCTTGGTGCATACAAGTGAGAATACTGAAGTCCAAAATCATCTGACTTTAAACCAGTCGTAATTATACCATCATCTTGTGAAAAATATGTAAAATATTTTTCAAATAAATTTACTCTCCAATTTTGTACATTTGCTTTGAATACAGGTAGTATTTCTGTTGATCCAGCTGGTATAACATCAATAGTTGTTAGACCAAAATCATCTAAATATCCAGCACCAGGTTCAACGATTTTAACATCAGTTACTGATCCATTTTCTAAGACTGGAACTAATACAGCACCGACTCCATCACCTACTACAACTAAATCTGGTGTGGATACATATCTGCTGCCAGACTTTTGAATAATAACCTCAACTATTCTACCATTAACAACAATTGGAGTTAATTGACAATCTGTTCCTGACTGAAGTTCAACAGTTGGTTGTCTATCTAAGTTTATAACTTCAGAAGATCCATATCCAACACCACCATTCTCTAAGTGTATAGAAGTTACTGTTCCTCTTACGATTGGTTGGAAAGATCCTTTAAATGTTTCTGTTCCAATGGAGGAAATCCCGACATTACCAGATAAAGTAAGAGTAATATCTGGATAATTAAAGACGTGAGTTCCTACACCCACAGAAGTCATGTTAATATATTGTTTTGTTCTAGTATAAAATTCTCTATCAGATGAAACTCCTACTTGAGAGAGGTGGAATGAGTCTTTATCAATTGCAGTTACAAAATATTCAGTATCTACAGATAATCCTGAGATTGGTGTTCCCGTACAAGTATATTTTAATTTCTCTCCAGTTTTATAATCATGATCTACAATCGTAATTAAATTAGAAGCAGTGTTAATACCAGTGACAGGTGCAGTTCTCTTTTTATTTTCATAACCAGAACCACCACTGACAATATTAATTGCACTAACTATGGATTTCTTATTGACTGATTGTAAGGAATGTTTACCGATACCATGATCAGTTAAATATACTGTATTAATACCTGCTATGGCATCTGCTTGAGTGGGATGCAATCTCACAGTAACATTATCGACAGTAGACACAAAATATACAGAATCTGTAACTATACCAACAACTGCATCTTGATTTTTTGTTTTATAAATTACTTGCTCAGCATTTCTAAATTTATGATATGTAGAAAATCCAATTGTAGATTGAGATGATGAAGTACCAGTTGTTACTCCTGCAGAGGACAAATCAGCAAAGAAATCAACTTCATGATTAATTTGTTTCATGTTGACTTGAGCAACAGCACCAGAACCATTACCACCCTCAAGTTTAACGGTTGGTGTGTTTAAGTAATCGAATCCAGGATCTATGACTCTTACTTCTCTAAGAGAACCAGAGACAGCAGCATATCCAGTAGCACCAGTTCCAACAGAGTCAGAAATAATTAAGTTAGGAGCATTTATTACATCGATATTTGTCCCTTGCGATAAAATGTCTATTGTTTCAATTTTTCCATATTTTACAATATCCTTTCCTTTATAATTTAAAAGTTCGACACCATTTACAAATATTCCAGTTAATCCTGGTTCTGTCTTAGTTAAAGTTCCATCATTAACAGGTTCTGATATTTTTCTTAAAACTTTTTGAGGTTCTAGTGTTTTTCCATTAAACTCAAAAGGTCTTATAATACTATTAGCAACGGTTGTTGAATTATCTAGAGAAATAAATTTAGAGCTAAAAATATCGTCTCTACTCTTTGCAAATTTAACAGTCGAACTATTAACTCTTTTTACAAAATAAAGTCCGTCATCAAATAATGAAGTATCTCTGACCAGTCTAGTATCACTACTTCCACTATCATTAACAAATGTTTGATTTATTAATTGTGCCTGATAGTAAATAGCATCTCCAGTATAAAAACCATGTTCTACTCCAGGAGAAATCTCAAACTCATCTCCAAGGAAAGTACCAGAAAATTTAAACTCTCTAGAAGCAGGGTTTAATGGCTGTGAATCATAATGTGGTATTGATGGAGAAGAAATTAAATAATCTCCAGATTCGTTCTTATAAACATTATCAATATCAGTAGAATATATTTGTGCTGATGGATAAGTTCCAGAAGAGACTTTTTGAATTCTTCTTTGGATCGTATATGTCGCATCTAGATTTAAAGCACCTTGACCTCTTATATTAAAAGAAGTCTCAGAACTTACAGATATAATTTTTGTTTCTTTTTTTACATTGTTTAAAATAATTTCTGCATTATCACCGGATCTAAATTGATTAGGTACGTTTAAAGTTACTTTATATGTGTTATTTGATGAATCTATTATTTCAAGGTTCTTAACTTTATAGATTGGTGAGACATTATAGAACCATTTATTTGTTTTGAAATTATTTTCAGAAATTCCAAGATTAGTTACATTAACTTTTCCACCTTTTAAGAGATTATTAGTATTGGATGGAATGTTGAAAGAATTTAAAACAGAACTAACTCTTACTTCAATAATTTCATCTTGATCTAACTTTGATCTTCCATATGCAAATGTATTAACACCAACGATAGTTGCATCTGCAATTTCAGCATCAATATCAGTGACACCATAAAACTGAGTCAATGATTTAGAAGTGTATGAAGATACACCTACACTATTATCTGAATAACGGAAATACAGTTCTCCAGTTGATCCAAAACCAACTGTTGAATCAACATCAAGAACTGTAGATCCTGAAGATACCTTTCCTATTACTCTTGTAGATGGTTCTACGACAAATGCTCCATATACTGCTCCTTGCACGGAAGCGTCACGATTGTAACCACCATCAATGCTGAGTTTATAGAAAGTTTTTCCGTAACCAACTTCTATTTTTTCAACACTGGTGATTGGTGCATATGCTTTGTTTATTCCACCAAATTTATATTCATCTTGATATAAAGTTGCATTCTCTAAATTTTCTGGATCACCTTGAATAGGTTCTACTACTAAACTATTGACAATTCTATATTGAGCGTTTGATGGTGAGATTAGAAAATCTCTTGGTTTTACAACTCTTACATCTTCATTGTATAGTGCTCTGAAAAGAATTTCAAAAGAAAAATCAGTTCCTTTACTTCTATAAAAATCTTTTGATTGTTTAACGAATAAATTTTGATTTAGTTCAGGGACAAGACTTCTTCCCTCTAAACCAGGTAAGAATTGATGTTTTGCTTTTGTTAAAAACTCTTTTAAAAATAAACAACTTAAGTTTGTTATGGTTGATTTATCAAGATGATCATCAGAGTCACTTTCACTGAAAACTACTTCTTCTTTCTTTAATTCACTTCTATAAGAAGTTATCCCAACAAAACCTCTAACACATCCCGTGAAAGAAAAATCAGTTTTTCCAGTATAAGTTATTACTTCATCATTAATTTTTAAAAGACCATATGAATCAGGAAATCCTCTAGTTCCTGCTGGAGAGTCTCCTGGATCTACATTAATTGTTGTTGCATCAAAATCAAGATCACCATTTAGAACAACAGATTCAGATAAATTTGTAGTATTATCTAGTTTAATATATCTATCGATATTTTGAATTAAATCAACTGGACCACCTTGATATTCTTGTCCAAGATAATACTGTTTTAAAAGTTCAGAAATTAGTGGATAATCCTCCCTTACATAAGCAGGAAGTTGATTAGATACGATAGTGTTAAACTGTACTCTAGTTTCTGACATTTTATGATTTTATCTTCGTTAGTTGTTTTTAGTATTAGTATCCAGATCCACCGGAGGACCCGCCAGAAGAACCTGTAGAACCTGTTGATGCACCACTGGTAGAAATAGTTGTATTTGTAGTTGTAGTTGCTCTGGTGCCTCCAGTGACTCCTGAAGTTTGTGTAGTAACTCTAGATCCAGATGCTAGTGTCACGGTTGCTGTGTCTGGTCCACCAGAACGAACTAAATTGCCATTTGAGTAACTAGAAGACACAATGTACGTAGAAGAGGAAGGATCTAATCCAGATGAAACATCATCAACAACAGGTTCAAACAAACTGCTACTAGTATCTAGTTGCAAATAAAGATCCTGTAATCCGATAACATCGTTTGAATGAGGTATTGCAGAAAGTTCTAAAATTGGTTGCCCATCCTTTGTTTTTGCTCCCGTTATATTTACAGGATTTATTGTTATAACTCCACTGTCGTAATTAATGAATCCAGTGTTTCTTCTTACTATATTTGGAGATTGTGACCCTGGAGTAGGTAAAGTAAAGAAGAATAGAGTTCCAGTTCTTCTATTTGTATCTGGAATGTCTGAAACATATACAACTTCTTGTATTCCAGCAACTGTAAATCCACTTGACTTTATATTGTAACCATTCATCGATTTGATATGGAATTGATTTCCAAATCCGATTTGATATTCTACAAATGTATCTAAAGTTACTCTTAAATCTCTTCTAATAGCAATTGTAGTAATATTTGAAGTTATTGAATCATGACCATCGTCAATTAACTTAAGAAGTTTACTATATTTTAATCTGGCACCATACTTATTTAATTCTGTTGATTCTGCATATCTATTGACATTATTTTGAACAAGACTAGAAACAAAAGTTGCTGAAGGTGCTAAATTTGAGTTATAGTAAATCTTACTATTAACTTCAACATACAGATACTTAAGATCAAGTAGTTCTGGAACGATTCCTGCTACAGAATACTTCTTCAGTTTCTTCTTAATATTTTCTTTGATGAGATTTGGAATAAAATCACCAAATCTTGGTTTAATACTAATAAAAACTTTTCCATATTGAGGAGGTACTAACTCTTCCCCACCAAAAACAGAGATAGACTCAGTTTCTGGATAAATTTGTGTTGGGATCAAAGATTCATAGTCATTTGCAGTCAATGCTCTATTCTGAGATGCATAAATTCTTGGTGCAAACTTCTTAATTGACTCCACACCTTCAATTGCTTCTCCACCTCTAGCACTAAGTCCAGTTGTCATTAGAGAGATGCCAGATGTAACGACATACTCTACACTATTTCTTGTAAAGACTAATCTTCCAGCAAAAGCAAATTGACCAACTCCGTTTGCAGCATCACCATTTGATGCAATGTAATCTACAGTGACATAATTATTATCTTCAAGTTTTTTACCAAAAAGACCATCTCCAAATATCACTTCATATCTTTCATCATCTGCCTCTTGTAGATAGTAAACAGCAGAATCTGGTTTTACCTCAAATAAACTATCTTGACGACTGTATTTTACACTTCTAGATGATTGCTCATTTGGTTTAACTCTTACAGTCAATAATTCAGTATCAATTCCAATATTATCTAAAAGAAACTTCCTATTTGGATTTCTTGCACTATAAGTGAAGTTAGCTGTCAGTAAATTACCTTCAAAAATCGTGATATTGTTAAATTCTGCAATTCCATCATTAACTGGAACTGTTATGTCTTCTAAAATTGAAAATACAAACGAAGAATTACCAAATCCACCTTGAGAAGTTGCTATAGGACCCTTTTTAAGGGTAAGGGATGATGGAGTTGGACTAACATTACTAGTATCAACAAAAAATGTTACTACTCCTGTTGCTGCTTTTCTTGATTTTGGTAAATATCCAATATTTCTTGCTAATGATACGACATTTTCTCTTAGTGTCGCACTGTCAATGAATACTTCATTCGCAACCATGTTTGCGTTGTATGAAGTAATGTAGGTATTATATGCCAGAACATCAAGTATCGTTGAAAGGTTAGAACCCTCAAAATCATAATCAGTGAAATTGGAGTTTTCCTTTAAATATTCTCTGAGTGTCGTTTTAACCTGGTTAAAATCCAGATTAGTAAAGTTAGCTAATGGCATTTTTTACCTTGTTGATTCCAGGACGAATTGTAATTCTTGTGCAGGAACGTCTGCTCCAATAATCTCATAAATGATGGTTACATTAAATTCATTCTGATCGAAGTTGGGGTTTACTTCAACTTCTCTCACATTAACTCTTGGTTCATAAAGTCTGAGTGAACTTTTAATTTCGTTCCTTATAATATTGGCAGAAATATCATTTATATTCTCAAAAAGTGACTGACTGATCCTAGAACCAAAGTCTTCATCAAAAAATTTCTCACCAGGCATTGTAAAAACAATATTTCTCACTGATCGAGCAATTGCGGACTCATTTTTAAGCGCTAATATATCACTTGTCAGAGGATGTTTCTGAAAAGTCATACTAACGTCTTTAAAACCTTGACTAACGCGCTCTAAAGGCACAAAATTACAGCAATTATAACTTATTTATCAAGGTATTTTGTGATTCTTTACTCATAAAGTGGTTCTGGATTGCTCTCATTTTCAAAAAATTCATTTTCATCAATGAAATCTCTCTTTTTAGGCGTCAAATCATCATTTGAGATCTCACGAAGCATTTTTTGATGCTGATGATTGCCCAAATTGTCCAAAAAATCGTGTTCAGTTGCCATTTTTCCCCTTTTTTCGTATTTATTGAGGATCAAGAGGACGACCCTCTTGCGATTTGTACATATCTTCTGCTTTTTCTTCCTCAATTTTGCGTTCTTTTGACGTTTTCCAGAAATATTCGTCCTCACGACCCATTCCAAGACGTTCAAAACCATTTTCGACTTGATAATATTGAGTCGAAACCTTAAAATCAGGTTGTTTTGGTTCAACAGGTGTCAAACTGTTATCATAGATCCGCATTCTATTGTTAGGATACAGTGCATACTGTCCATTTTCAAGTTCAATTAGGTTATGTGACTTGTGTTCTGCAGGATTTTCACTTGTAGCATAGTCAACGACCTCAGGATCTTGATGATAATTGTCTATAGTGCAGATGTAGGTGCCTTTCTGAATACCAAAGTCTCTTGTATACAGTTCATAGTCCATACTACCGATAAACTGCTTCGTAACTGCTACAACACCATAGTCCATACAGTTCCAGAACTGCAGGTTAGGAAGGTCCATATCGGGGCTAGGAACCTCTGGAGCAGACACAAACGCACTAATAGGTAGTTTGTCATACATTGCCGCATATTCCGGTAAATACGTCTCAAAATAAAAAGTGCGCCCAGGTATCGACTTACACGATACCCAGACGCCTTTTACAAATTCACCATGACCAGATTGATGATCAGTTAG